GAAGTTTTAGATCTTGATGAAAGAATGTTCAAAGCCGTGCTTCAGGTACTAAACGACAGAGCAAAGGAGAGGGCCCGTGCCACTAAACATAACAGGCGTTGAACCCACTTTGAAGGCCATGCGCAAGTTTGATAAAGACCTGACTAAGCAAATGAACATTGAAATCAAAGCTGCAATGATAACAATTCGTGATAAAGCCCGCAATGATGTTCCAATGGGATTTCCGACATATCTATCAGGTTGGGAAAAGCGCGGCAAGGTTCAGACCCAAGCCGTGTTCAACACCAGTGGCCGCGTGCGCAAATTTCCTCTTTTTGATACCCGTGAAGTCGTTGACGGAATTGTTTATCGTCAGGGCAAAAGCATTCAAAACCGTCAGGGTTACCGCGCTCAATACTATGTGCGCAACAATTCAGCAGCTGGCGCAATCTATGAAACTGCTGGCCGTAAAAACCCAAGTGGTCAACCTTGGGTTGGGCCAAAGGGCGGCGGCGATAATGTTAGCCGTTCAAACAATCCTGATGCGGGTAAATTATTTATTGGTGCGATGGGTTCACTTTACGGCAAAGGCTTTGATCGTGGCCGTTTGATATTTAAGGCTTGGGAGCAAGACCAAGGGAAAGCAACCTTGGCCGTGACTACTGCCATTGATAAGGCCGTCAAGATATTTAACACTTCAGGCGGTGCGGGTACGCAATCCGGCTATAAGTTGGCCTCATAATGCCAAATCTTATAGTTAGCGCAACTACACGGTATGACCCAAAGGGTTTAGACAAAGCTAAGAAACATATTTCAGGCTTTGATAAAACTATCAAAGATTTAGGCAAAACATTTGCCGGTGTCTTTTCCGCGCAAAAAGTTTTAGCATACGGTCAGGCTGCCGTTCAAGCATTTATTGCAGATGATAAAGCCGCCAAGGTGCTATCTCGCACGCTCAGCAATCTAGGTCTTGCATTTGCTGATCCATCAGTTAAAACCTTTATCGGCGACTTGGAAAAGCAATACGGTGTGCTTGATGATTTTTTGAGGCCGGCTTATCAGAAATTGCTTACTACCACGGGCGATTTGGCTAAGTCTCAAGACCTGTTAAAAACTGCCCTTGACCTCAGTGCGCAAAGTGGGGAAAGTGTTGTCTCAGTCGCAAGCGACCTTGCACGCGCATATTCAGGAAATACTAAAGGGCTTCAAAAATATGGCCTAGGTTTGACAAAGGCTGAATTGGCGGCCATGTCCTTTGAGGACATACTCAAGAAAATCACAGAAATTAGCACGGGCCAAGCTGCTGCGGCAGCCAATACTTACGCAGGAAAATTAGACAAACTTGAAGTTGCTGCTGCCAACGCTTCAGAAACTATTGGCGGGGCATTAGTTGATGCATTTGTGACTATTGCCGGAGACGGCAACATTGATAAAGCAATTGCAAAAATTGATTTGCTTGCCCAATCCCTTGCAACATTGATTTCTCCTTCACGCATGAAGGCACTTTTTGCCGGTGTGGATTTGAAGTATGGAATTATTCCAGTCAACAAGCCTGGCCCTAAATACGGCCCTGCTCAACAAAGCCCTGGTGAGCGTGCAGCTGCCGTTGCATACAATAAAAAATTGGCTCAACAGAAAAAAGAAGAGTTAGCAGTGTTGGCAGCTAAGAACAAGGCAACGCGTGAAGAAGCTCAAATGAAGAAGGATCAAGCCGCTTTAGACGAGCTTAAAAAGAAGTTCGACTTGGAGCGCATTGGTTTAAATGCTGCCTTGAATCAAGCTACTGATGAGGAAACAAAGGCACGCATTCGCGCTCAGATTGCCATTCTTGATGAGACTGGTAAAAGTGCTCAAGCTGCAAATGATGCTTTGGTTAAGGCCCAAGCGGATAAGTTAGAACAAGAAAAGAACGCAGCCAAAGCGCTATCTGATTTGGCTAGTGCAGCAGGACTGGCCGGAATTGCCTTGTTGAAATATGGAACGGGCATACCTGGTGTCACATTTAATCCTAATCAAAATAAAGACCGAAATTACGACCAAAACTTTTTGACAAATATCCCACCAAACATGCCTGATGGCACGCCAACGCTTGTTCCGGGGGTGGATTACAATCCGACACAAGCCAAAGACCGCAATGTTGATGCTAAAGCCGCCATTTCCGTTGTTGTCAACACAGGGCCATCCATGGCTGATGAAAACACAATTGTGGATGCCGTACAAGCCGCGCTCAACGAAATTGCGCGCCGAGGTTATTTGACGACTTATGCCGGGGCATTACCCGCATGACAATTCCAACGATTAACGCGTTTATTAACTTCAGCACCGGCCCAAGTTTTGCTCAAGCATTCATTTTAGATCAAGGAATTTTAGGCACAAATGTTTTGGCCGATTCAGCCGCATTGATTGTTGATGTGTCTAATGTTGTGGATTCCATTAATACCCGGCGCGGCCGTAATGCCCAAGCTGATCAGTTTCAGACTGGCACGCTCGCATTGCGCATTGTTGACCAAAACGGTGATTTCAATCCAATGAATACGGCAGGGCCTTACTACGGACTGCTCACTCCAATGCGTAAGGTGCAGATTACTGCGACCTATGGAGCCGTTACATATCCAGTCTTTAGCGGTTTCATTACTTCATTTTCAACAACGACCCCACAAAGTGCAATTGGTGATGTTGTTTATACAACAATCCAGGCCGTTGATGCTCAGCGATTGGCTCAGAATGCTCAGATTTCAACCGTGTCAGGAACCAGTGCCGGACAATTAACCGGTGCAAGAATCAACAATTTGCTTGACGCTATTTCTTGGCCCACAACCATGAGGGATATTGACCCCGGCTTAACAACTGTCCAAGCTGATCCGGGCACGGCCCGAACCGCACTTCAGGCATGTCAGACAATTGAGACAACAGAATTCGGTGCATTTTATGTTGATGCATCGGGCAGTTTTGTTTTTCAGGATAGAAATTTAACCGCTTCAAGTGTGGCAGCCACACCGGTTGTGTTCAACGATAATGGAACGGCGATTGATTACTTCAATGCGGTGTGGGTAACAAATGACACCCTTGTCTACAATGAAGCAAACATCACTGCGACCGGGTTGGCCACTCAAACTGCATCAGATGCCGCAAGCATTGCCAAATACTTTTTGCATTCTTACAATCAGCAAAACCTTTTGATGCAAGATACCGCAACCGCGCTTGACTATGCTCGCGCTTATGTGGCATCTAGAGCTGAAACCACCGTGAGATGTGATGAAATTCAATTGGATTTATACACCGCCAATTATGATGCGGGCATAATTGCAGCCCTTGACCTTGATTATTTTGACCCAGTAACAATTACAACCAATCAACCGGGTGGTACAACACTGACCAAGACCCTACAAGTCTTTGGCAAAGCTATGGAAATCACGCCAAATTCTTGGCGGGTAAAAATGACGACACTTGAACCCATAATTGATGGGTTCATTTTAGATAGCACGCTTTATGGCATACTTGACCAAGGCGTTCTGAGTTACTAAGGAGCAAAAATGGCTAACGGATTTCCCTTTGTCACTGGCACGGTTTTGACTGCCACAAATATGAACGGACTGACCGCCTTTACGGTTAACGCTGATGCTACGACTGACTACACGGCAGTGTTAGCCGATCAGTATCAAACCCTTGTTTCAATGAACAAGGCCACGGCCGTTGCTTTTAAAATACCCACTAACGCGTCAGTAGCATTTGCGGTGGGTACGGTTATTACGGTGCTTAACAAGGGTGTGGGGACCGTCACAATTTCAGCAGTTACTTCAGGCACAACAACAATCCTGAGTGCGGGAACAGTAGCGGCATCACCAACACTTGCACAATACAAATCCGCAGCTTGCATCAAAGTAGCAACAGACACCTGGTATGTGGTGGGCGCAATTGCTTAACACTATTAGTGCGGTTTTATCTAGTGGCGCACCCTCCACCTTTGATGTCAATTACCTTGTTGTTGCAGGTGGCGGCGGTGGTGCTGGTGAAAGTTCTGGAGCCACAATTGGCGCAGGCGGCGGTGGTGCTGGTGGTATGCGTTGCACTATTACAGGAACAGGCGGCGGTGGTGCATTAGAATCACCTTTAAGTTTAATACCTGCCACAAATTATACAATTACAATTGGAGGTGGCGGAAGTGGTGGGCTTTCAACACCAACTGCCGGCACAAAAGGCAGTGATTCAATTTTTGCAACTATTACATCAACTGGTGGTGGTTTAGGTAACTATAATTTTGTAACGAGCGGCGCAGGCGGTGGTTCGGGAGGTTCAGGTGGCGGCGGTGGCAGAAATGCTGGAACCGGCGGAGCAGCTTCACCTTCAGGGCAAGGATTCGCAGGCGGTGACGGAGGCGCTGCTCCTACAGATTCAGGCGGCGGTGGTGGTGGTGCTGCAGCAGTTGGTGGGAATAATGGTGGCAATGGCGGAGCTGGTCGCGCAACAAGTATTAGCGGATCTTCAGTAACTTATGCTGGCGGCGGTGGTGGTGGAAAAACTGGCACAGGCGGCGCAGGCGGTGGTGGTAATGGTGGAAGTAATGCCGATGGTTCAGCTGGAAGTGCAAACACTGGCGGCGGTGGTGGTGGTGCCGGTGTAAATGCGAATTCTAAAGCTGGTGGTAATGGTGGTTCAGGTGTAGTTATTCTCAAATATCCTGACACACGAACAATTACAATTGGCGGAGGATTAACTGGATCAACTGCTGCCCCGAGCGGTGGATTCAAAGTATCAACAATTACCGCTGGCACTGGAAATGTGAGTTGGGCATAATGGCACATTACGCATTCTTAGATGAAAATAGCATAGTTACAGAAGTTATTGTTGGCATTGATGAAACAGAAACTATTGAAGGTTTAACACCAGAGCAATGGTATGGCAATTTTAAGCAACAACTTTGTGTGCGTACTTCATACAATAACAAAATTCGTAAAAATTATGCTGGAATTGGTTATTTTTACAATGCAACACTGGATGCATTTGTTCCTCCAAAATGCCACAAGGAAGCAATTTTAGACGAATCAACTTGTCATTGGATTTGTGGCAATGCAGAACATAACTTGTAGTGCTAACGGGTGGCCGGCATCGAAGGATCAGGCTGAAATAGGAATAAACTCTTATCCCGTACCAGGCACGGCAATCAAGCTGCGTTGTGCGGAAGCGGTTGCACCGTTGCTCATTGGACTAGCTGCTGAGTTTCATGAGCTGATTGAACCGCTTGATGTGGGTTCACTTGACGATTGGGGATATTGTTACCGACCAATCCGTGGGCAAACTGAAAAGTTGAGCAATCATTCATCGGGCACGGCTTTAGATCTAAACGCCTCCAAGCACCCGTTGGGTAGAGTTGGCACATTTCCGGCAGAAAAAGTTCCAATGATTAGGGCCTTGGCTAAAAAATGGGGATGCATTTGGGGAGGCGATTATCGCAATCGCAAGGATGAAATGCATTTCGAAATCGCTATTAGTGCAGCCAAGGTGGAGGCATTAATTAAGAAAATACAAGGAGACTAAAAATGAATCAGCAATTCAAAACGGCGGCCTTGTCGTATTTAAGAGCTTCACTAGCATCAGTTGCAGCCCTTTACCTATCCGGTATTTCTGATCCTAAGATTCTACTAAACGCTTTATTGGCCGGTTTCATCGGGCCTATCTTGCGTGCGGTTGACCCTAAGGATTCAGCAATCAATTTGGGTAAGAAGTAAGATGGGGGCCCAGGCATGGGTGGCCGTTATTGTAGGCGTGATGGCCATCCTGTCCGGGCTATATGGAGCAGTCAGATTTATAGTGCGTTCAATCATGGCCGAAATAGGGCCCAAGGCCAACGGGTCAAGCCTAAAAGAGCAGGTCAACAGGCTTGAAGCACGCCTGGACCATATCTACACCATCCTTTTGGAGCGTTAGACACGCCGAACGGTGTTGATGTTGTGCATCTCGTCCATATCGTCTATATTTGGTTTATCGCAACACGGCGATATAGACGAAGGGCCTCACATGTCAAGA